CGCCTTCATCATGTGAACTAACAACTTCTACTTTCACACCGTTAGGGGTGTAAGTAAATTCTTTGATTTCGGCGACAGTCATTATGCAGACAGTATCTATCGATAGTTTACCTAATTTATACTGAAAACAGCAACTAACTAAAAAATGCCTACGATGCCGGGTTTTAGAATCGCAGGTAAATTTCTAAAACACATTCCATTTGCAGGGGATGTAGGTACAGGTGTAGCTGAGCTATATGATCCCGATGAAGCAAGTGCGGCGCAAAGAATTTTAAATGCTTTAATTATTGGAGGCGGGGGAGCTGCAGCTAGTGCGGCTACGGGAGGTTTGGATTTTATTCCTGCACTTGTTGGACATGTGGCTGATACCCCTTTAGAAAACGTTAATCCTGAAACAATTTTGAGGCGGTTAGCTTACAAACTTGGACAAGGTAAAGATCCAGGAACTACAACTGGTCAGCAAATAGAACGTATTCGAGAATGGAGCAAAAATAAAGCTAGAGAGCGTGGACCTGCATACGAAAAAGTACCTCTGATGTTCTAATAAAAAAGCCCCTCCGAAGAGGGGCCTTTATTTTTCCTAAATTTATCAGGAAGGAACGGTCGAGGTGTAGGTGCTCGACTCCACGAGGCCAGCGGGCTGCAGAACCAGATCGTCGCGCTTAGGCGCTTCGTCAGGAACCAACCAGCAAACTTCGCAAATAGCGAGAGCTTTGTTCTTACCAGACAGCTTACCTGCTTGAGCACGGGGGTCATAAACACCCGAAGCCAGAGTTAAGCCAGAGGCAACAACACCGCCAAGGTTGCGGGTGGCAAACAACTGCCAAGTCCTATCTGCAGTCAGAGCAGACAAGTTGTTGGAGTTGAAAATGTTCACCGAGTTGTTGGTGCCGTTAGTGATGCGGCTATTTAAACCGCTCACAGTAACACCAAACTGACCGGACACCACGGTGCCGTCTGCACGGAGACCTTGGTTCATAGCAGGAACCAGCGTCAGGCAAGGCGAAGCCACGCCGCCGCCAACACCGCTGCTGACCACATCGCCGCCGTCAACGCGGAGCGAAGCACGGTAAACATAAGCGCCCGAAGGAACAGTAATACCGTTCGCAATATCAGCCCGAACATCCTTATGGTAATCAGGAGAAGGGATGATGACGTTGGCGCTGCTGAACGAACCGTTAGAACCGTTCAGACCGGAACCGTAAGGTTGAGCGTAATACTCAAGCTGGTTAACGCTACCAAGAGCCTGATAGGACAGGTCAACGTAGCCGATAGCCTGCTGAGCAATCCAGCCGGGCTGGAAGATAACACCAACAGGACCGCCAATAGGCTGGCTGGTCAGAGTTTGCGAAGTACCGTTCTCGTTCAGATAAACAACGGACTTCTCTTCGTGCCAATAACGAAGAACGTTGGTGTAGTTACCAGGATAAATCTTGGCAACCGAGATTTGTGCGGGATTAACAGTCATGATTAATTACCTCCTCAAGCGTTGAATGAGTAGGCAATGGTGGCGAAGTCAGCGTTCAGGAGTTCGAAACCTGCGTACAGGCTCCAAATCATCATGATGAAACGGCTGAAATCGTCATTGTTGTTGAGCAGCACTTGGGCGTTGTTACCGCCGATGCCGACACCAACAGACTGCGGACCGAAGAACATACCGATAGCAGACTCGTACGAAGACGACGTACCGCCGATGGTCGCAGTTTGGCTCTGCGAAGGCATGTTGGTCGATTCGAAGAAGCGAACACCTTCGAACACGAAACCGGTCGGCATGATCGGCTCACCAGCCACGAAGGTGGCTTGGCCGAAGCCCTGACCCATGTAGATGGCAGCGTTGGGCTGCATCGAGGACATCAGGGGGTTGATCTGACCATTGCCGGGATAACGAGCAACTTCACGGAAGTCGCTGTTCTGGCGCAGGTGCATCAGGAAGGTAGGATCGCAAACGCAGCGATAGAAACCATCCTGGTAGGTAGGAGTGTTCCGCTTACGCAGGCTCTTCACCACGCGCAGCAGGTCATCCTTAACGTCGAACTTAGCTTGCTCGGCGTTGGCGTAGGTGAGGCTACCAACGGCGAGATCACCGGGGTAGTAGTAACCACCTTGGCTGTCAGAAGACTGACCCTTGGAAACAGCTTTCAGGAGTTCGTTGATGAACACCCGATCACGCCAACGACGATAGTCGTCGAGCAGAGTCAGGGAGCCGATCGACTGGTGGAAAGCGGTAAGGTTACCGGTATCCAGCAGAAGACGCTGAGCAGTAATAAGGGTTTCGCGAGCAATCTTAAAGGTGCTCGGCTGAGTGGGATCGGAAGGGTCCGCAGGACCGGTGTACTCACGAAGAGTAACCAGCACTTTGTCCTTCACAATGTTCCTGCTGTTGGCAGTACCGATGGTCTGCTCAGCAGTGCGCTCCCGAGACTCCTTAGAGCCAGGATTGCCCCAGAAACGATAACGGTCAAGCTGAACGGTCTGGCCAGGTTGCTTACTGAAGTCATGGACTACAACCGGCTCCGCAGCCATCTCTACAACATACGCGGGATGCGGACGGTAGAGCTCTGCACCGAGCAGCTTCGGAAAATCATTGTCGACGAACAAAGCGTCAACCTCCGAAAAACTACATATTTAATTTAACTAAACAATCACTAAATGAACACTTCCTTGTCGCATTTTTAGCGTTTAACCTTTTTGGTTGCTCGAATTAACAGACGCACTAAATGTCCTGACAAGATTACGTACACCCTCAGAACCTTGGAAGTACACAGAACCCAGGTTCGAAACGTAGCGCGTTGAGCCGCCACGGTAGATCGTGCGGATTACAGCCGACATCAAGCCGGGAACTTGAGCCCTAGTGGCTTCCGTGTATGTACGGCAATAAACCGGAGGGTTGTATATCCAATCAGCTCGTGTAGCAACACCCGAACTAACAGCCGTGGTCAGCAGACCACCTTCGTAGCGACCGTGAGTTACCCCACCTCCTGTAATACCTTCAGCAACCGTATTGGACTCCGGTGTTTTATAAGGAGAGTAATCTTGATTATCCGGCGCAACACCTCCGAAATACGTGTAAGGCAATGTTTGCCGAACACCGAAGTTCGAACTAAAGGAAGTTTGAACTTTGGCGTATGCGATTGTTGAAAAACCTAAAGGTCTATATCCTTCTTCAGCACTAAGAGCCCCGCTTGGTTGATACGCAACACCAGGGGTGTAATCAATCCAGTAACCCGAGACAGCCTGCGGAGCTACACGCCAGTCATCCGTTAAATACCAGGAACCGCTATTAGGAGGTCCCGGTGTAATGCGACCGAGATCAGCTCCGACATCAACGATGCCAGAAGATACAACTAAATAAGATTCATGATTAGGTCCGCTTTGAATCTGATGCAGACCAGAATCATATTTATAGTTCGTCAGCGGAATGTATCCCACGAGGCTATGGCATATAGCCTCATTCTAAGTTTTAACTAAATCAGATTTGACCCGAAGCTGCAACGATATTGTTCAACGTGCTCATGTCGGCACTGATGTTTGCCATGTCGGCATTGTACTGAGCTTTTAACAGATCCAGTTCCTGCTTCAGTTGCTCAACTTCCTGTGTAGAAGAAGTCGAAGACCGACGGCGACCAAGAGGATTCGGCATGAATTTATTTATTCTTAGATTCAGTATACTTCTTCGCTTTTTTCTTCGCCTTTACACGTTCAGGAAGATCGCCTTTAGTTTCCTTTTTCATACTCCTCAACCTTGGCTTTAGAGATTTCTCCCCGCTCAGACATCGCGTAAAATTTGCGTCTTTGGCTATCTGACACAAAGGGCATAAAAACCTCTAACTGGTTTAATTATAAAAAAATCCCCGAGATTTTACCCTCGGGGACTCCCACGTTTCTTCCGAACAGATTCTATCAGGCTTGATCCAGGAAAAGAAGCTTGCTGCGGAAAGCTTCAGGACCCATTTGGCTCAGGTAGCGCCAAGCTTGCTCGGGGCTCTGATTCATGACTTGGCCAAAGCCTTGCCATTGGATTTGGGGATCAGCGCTAGGAGCGCCAGCACCAGCCGAAGCCGGAACAGCAGGCAGCTGGTCGTAGCGGGGCTGGTAATTTTCGGTAGGAGCAGTCTCATCCACGGGGTAAACCTCGGTAAAGAACCGATTGGTGTAATCGGCCAAATGATCCGGGTCAGTGAGGATGGTCTCCATAGCCAGACCGCGAGCTGCAACATTCTCCAGCACCGAGTGCTGCTGAATAAGTGCATCCTCAAGCACCGTGGCATACTGATTCAGAATGCCGGGAGCTTCAATGCCGAAGTGATTAACGACGGCGGTTGTTGCGGGACTTAACTGAGCGCTCTGTTGCGCGTCCGTAGAAGTCGGAGAGGAAGTTTGGGTCGTATACCCGTTGCTGTACGAGGTCGGCTGAGCCGATGGTGCCTGGTAAAGATACGGTTGGGCCAGTGAACTCTGACTGTACAGTTGAGTATCCGGCATTTGTGCCGGGCTCTGCTGATACTGTGCTGTCTGGCTGGGGGACGGGGAGAGGCGTGAGACCACCCGTTCCAAACTGCCCATCGCTGCTTCCCACGGATTGGACGGGGAGTAAGCCGACGGATACTGGCTGGACTGGTTGCTGGTAGAAGGGGCCGTAACCTGTTGTACCGGCGACGGCGCTTGGGGCATAGTTGCCGAAGGCGCCCCCTGGGTAGTTGCCACCCATTGCGGGTAGGCGGTTGAGCCCATATCCGCCGAGGGAGCGGCCTGAGGGGCTGCTACCGCCGGGGAGACCGGGCTCGGGATCGAAGCTGGGATCTGCTGGCTCATAGCTGCCCGAGTAAGTCAGTTCTTGCGCAAGGTGGTCAAACGTCCTATAAAGCAAGGGCGTTAGGTTTAGCCGAGGATCAGCCGCTAAAGGCGTATTCGGCGCGAGTGGATGTGGCGCTTGCAACATCTGATTCAATAATAGTAGAAATTGCTGAAAAGCGCCCTGAGTTTGTTGAATCATTCGGAAGGGAAAACCCTTCAACATTTCTGCACGCTCAGTATCCGTTTTATCCGGGAACAAATACTTCAGAGCTTCGACGCTATCAACACCAAGCTCCTGAAGATTTCGAACAACAATAGACTTTTGGTTTACGTCATAGGCGGTGTCTTCATAAACATCACCTTGGAACCTATAAGTAACTTCCCGATCACCATCAGGTGGTAGACCGAAAACACCACGTGGGACTTTGTTCTCGGTGACAGCAGTCTGAATAGCAACCGTAACTTGATCTTCGTACTTAGCTAATTTCTTCTGATACCTAGCAACCGACTCTTCTGTTTCTTCTTTAGGTGCGTTAGGGGGTAGCATCCCCATAACCTGAATAAAACTCTCGCGGAAAACCTGCTCTTGATGGTAGAGAATCATCTCCAACAATTTGCAGAATCCGTAGGTCAAGAAGCTCTTGTTTTTACGAAGAGCTGTCGCCTGAGCCCGACCCATCAGACCCTTAATCTCCGTGGCAGTGGCACCAGCAGAGATCGAAATCTCATCGACTCCGCCTAAAGCAGTACGAATCTCTTCACGCAGTAATAAAGCGTAACGATTCATGTCCCCGTTTACCGGGTCCGGAGTCATGTAGCCCACGCGGTCGGAGGGCTCGACGTTCGCAATAATCCGAGGAACTCTTAATCCACCAAGAGCGGAATTAGAGCCGAACGGTTCAGATACCCGAGTAGACGGAGAATCGATGCCACCAAAACCACTTTGACTGCTGATTGTGGGCCTGAAAGTCCGATCAGCGTCAGACGCTTCGACAAGATCGCTACGTGGACGCGAACTAATCAGCGTGGGATTACCAAAGAACTCAATATTCTTCGCAATATTCGAAACCATCTGATCATGAAGCACAATCTGCTCCATGAACGGTTCGAATTCTCCCTCGCCGTCTGTTCCGCTTGCGTTCGGCTTGTTTAAAACCTCAACTGCAGGAATAAATCCGAGCGTGTTTGGACGCCTATTTTTTGGCGTTAAAACAGTGCCAGGATCGAGCTCAAAACTTAATTCACTATTGGATTCAAACTCAGAAATTGTATCTGCAGTAATCGATAGCCTTACGTAGCGTTTATTTTGCCCGTAAGTCTCTGAAGGCAACCCGAGAGCCGAATTGCGAACTTTATAGCTGTAAATAATGATGACTTCTTCAATCTCACCATTAATATCGTGATAAACCCTGTACTGATTCTTATTAAAGAAATAAATTTGATACTTAAGTTTTGCATCCGGACGGAAATAGAACAAACCACAGCCGTCAATCAAAAAATTACGAATAACAGCTGGAAAACGAATGTCCAGCTTGTTAAGCGCAATTAAATCCTGTAAAAACTTGTTCCGAGCTTTGTAAGTGTCTTGCTCGCAGTAGAAAAACAGACCCTTCTTCATCATCAGCAGCGTCATTTGCTGCAAATGACTCAGAACAACCATAGTGGCCGCCTGTTTACTGCGATCCTGAGTGCGAGCCGACTCTAGGATCTCATTAAAACGTTGACGGACACTAAGGTTGTCGGCAGGCATTCGAAATTAGGACCTGAAAAAGGTAAATATGTAGCTTTTTAGCCTTTTTTCTCCATTTTGCGCTTCATTTTAGCTTTTTTAGCTTTGTGAAGAGCCTCTTTGTGCTTTTCTTTTTTGTCTTCTGAAGCGTTTTTCTCCTCAAAATGCTTACGGAGACCTTCAGGCATACGATCAGCCATTTGGAAGCAAATACTCTCTTACACGATCTATCTTAAACAATTCTGGAGGCAAAAGATCATGCGAATACGGAACTAAAACGTGATCTTTACGCCCTAACGGGTCAGTCCCACCGGCTTCTGGTTGATATTGCTCGATAAAATCAAGCATTTCCTGGCTATAGGCGGGTGCTACAGCATTAGGGATGTCGTCATAGCAGTGGGAGAACGATGTTACCTTACGTTTTTTACGATTTGCATCCCCCATCCATGAAAAATGCCACCCTGCATCGCAGTCACCAATGATATAGTCGTTTGGATTGCAACGAATTTGTGAAAGAGTCTGCTCCAGATGCTCGTGGAGCACAACTGTTCCGCAAGTCCAATTTGTCGGAGGTTTAGAGGAATCCTGTTCGGGATCAACAACCCTCAAATCCGCACGTCCATAAAACATAGGCATAGACAGTCGGATACAACGCTCGGGATTTGCTGTTGCAAGTTCGACTGCCTCTAACAAAGCTGAAGGTTTTGGAATCTCGTCTACGTCACTAAAGAAGAAAACAGAATCCGGAGGCGTCATCCGCATACCCACAGCGAGTGCATCGCGCTGGGCGTACTCTCGCATCCAAGGATTAAACACTTCTTCGGGAGAAGGTAGTTCCACATGGAGAACCTGAAGTTTATCTTCAGGCAAACCAAGCTCACGAATTGTATCTACGCACGTAAAAGGCTTAGGATCGCCCTTAAATGTTCTGTTTGCATCAGTAATAATAAAACCGTCTACAACGTCTTTGAGAATGTTGTAACGGAGTTCTAATAGCTCTTTTTCGTCAAAATAAAGAAAGCAATCAAAGAGCACGGTGCCGACATTTAACTGTCAACATATTAGCTCATAGATTGGGTAGGAGTTCCGCCTCCAGCTCTGAATTCGATGCCGTTGGAACCATTTTGCTGCGAAAGTGACTTACGAAGCATAAAACGTTTCATATCTTCTACACGACCATCATCTTCTTTATACGCACCGAATGCGCCGAATTTAGGAGGAACGGGACCACCAGTCGGTTGGGACGCAAGATCCGTGGCGTATCCGACATTTTCAACACCGGGCTGCTGCAGAAATTGTTGAGCATCCGCAGCTTGACTTTGAGCGTCAAAAGCCTGAGCGTAAAAATTAGCGGCGCGACGGAACTGATCCATGATTAAGAGTTCTTTCTTTCAATGTACTTGGAAGCTTTACGTCTTGCTTCTTTAGCCTTCTCGGTATTGGAAACTTGAGTATTTACAGGTTTCCCACGGGTTGCGGCTTTCTTTTTTTCATCTGTAGCACGGCGTTCTTCTGCGGATAAAGACGCCCACGCGGATCTAGGTAAATATCGTTCGGTTCTTCCGCCTTCGCGAGCCAAATCAGCCATTACTGTATCGGACCTCCATAAAGCCATGCGTCACAAGTACGTCTGGATGCACACTTAAACTTAAATAGCTGACAATATCCTAAGTCAGCTAGCTCTTGAACATCCATAGGATCAGCGGCATGTTTCTCATTAATACCCTCAATAATGCAGCCGATAACCCGTTCAGATTGGTCGAAAGCTGCGCAATTACCGCACAAAGCACTTTGAACATGCTCTATATCCGTATTCCATAGTTCAGCTTTACGTTCCCAAAAATATTTATCGGGGTAGTCTGGATTTAAAGGACCGTAAGCAAATTTTTCTATAGTCCAATTACGATTTTTTACGTTCTCTTCTACATTTAAAGTTGCCGAGGGACAAGTAGAGGATTTTTGCGTAATTTCCTTCTCTAAAAAAACTTTAGATCTACTGGTGTGTTCCATATCGCTATCCAATTAATTGTCCTTTCATAAGTTGGGAAGCTGCTTTTTTTAACAAATCGTCTTTTACACTAGAAACTAACGTTGCGTAAATATCCTTAAATTCAGGTAAGCCACTTTTTTCTCGGTAGGATTCACCTCCGGAAAGAGCGGTTATAAGAGTCGAAAGATCCATAGTGAGTTTTCTTTAATTTTAAAGTTTATTTTTTAGATGATTCATATTCTTCCCGAGTCTGCCAGTCTTCCTTACCCCACCGAGTAAGTCTGTTGCTTTCAGATTTTTTACCTTCGTAACGTCCTCCCATATCCTTGTAGTATTTTGTGGCGAGCTGCATAGCACGAGCGCTATGACCGCCAAGCTTTTTCCGAGCTTTAGCTTTTGCTTGCGCCCATTTTTCAGGGTCGCGTTTTTTAGCGATTTCAGCCATTAGTAAAGCACGTAAATATTGTCGATTGTAGATGCGCCGCTTATTGCCGTAGCGGAAATAGGAAGCAAAACATCAGTACGAATGTGTTCTAAAGTAATCCAAGTACCCGGAGCATCCGATAAAGAAACTTTTAAAATTTTATCTGCATTTTTATTGCTATTTTCAACATAAATAGCCCTACAAGATGGAAATGTTTTATCAACACCATCATTGATCATAAAACCGCTAGCGTATGGCAACGCAGCCGTTTGCCCATAAACGCTTCCAAAAGCTCTTACGTCCATATCAATCGAGTGTTTCTAACAGTTTAACAAGATATTCGACAGCTTTTTCTAAATCCTGTTTTCCGTTTTTTTGTTCCCACCGCCATAGATATTTTTGTGCGCAACCTTCAAGATAACCCTGATATTTTACAAGCCCCATAGAAGCTCGTTGCACGTCATAACACTCTAAACCCTCACGAACGTAGTAATTAGGTCGGACAGGATCTTCAACTGGGGTTGAACCAATAGACGACTCCTCCGTTGTCTTCGACATATTTTCGTAACCGGTACGCATCTTCACGACTAATAGTCTCGCACTTACGGAAGTTTTTTAGCACATAACAGACAGAAACAAAAGCCGCCCCACGGGAGACCACGACTAAAGCTCGAACATCTCCTTACAGTCTAAAACTCCACCAAGCTTTGTGTATAACTCTGGCGCGTATTTTGTGTCATCATGTTGTAACAAACACCAAGGATGCGGTTGATACACACCCTTCACCTTTTTAATTGGAACACACCGTCTGTGTTCGTGCCCTGCAGGCAGATCTTCAAAAGCTAATCCCATTGAACTCCGATCCGCTATCGGCCAATTACGCACACCAACAAGTTCATAACTCTTGTGGGGGTCGAAGCTCTGAGATCGGATGTATTTATCTGCGTCCGTTTGATCCAGAATCATCGCTCCGTAATACGGATTAGCGACTTGGACAAACAAATCGAAATCGTGGCTGATAACCAAAATCTTCGGGACTTTAAATCCGATGTCGTGCCAGACGTTTTTAGTTTCTTTAGTTAATGAATACTTCTGGTAGTTATCAAATGGAACTTTTTTACCTTTAAAGTTTTCATATCGAATAAAACCGGGTTCTAAGTTGTAACGGACTAGCGGTTGCTTCCACCGGAGCCAATAGTGAAAACTTTCGACCGGAATGATCATGTCATTTTCTTGGTAAATATAAAAATTTGCTTTTTTACGTAAAACAGCCGTAGCTAAATCGTTTTTATGCGCCCAGGTTAAGTACCAGCCCTCGTACCTTGGCGACGCCACGATCACTTCGGTTTTAAGCGAGCTAAAAGCTTCCAGAACAGTTTCTAACTGCTCCTGATCATTTTGAGAATCATAATCAATATAGATTTTTACAGTGATGTCGTACGGGTATTTACTGTAAGTATTTAAGACGTTTACAAGAGTATTAATGCGCTCTAAAGGCTTGTGGGCAGTTATGGCCAACCAAATTTTCTTCATACGCTCAGCCTAGAGTGACAGCACTTTAAAAGCAAAATCGAGACCCATCAGTATTCGATAGAAAAATTTCCCCTCCGCTGTAAGAACGTAATTAACCACGTGTAGCTGTCCAGCAGATCGTCGTGTGCGGTCGAACCGACGTTAATCAACTGATCAAACAAGGCGTCGAACTTGCGGTATTTATTGAAGATAACTTTCTTGTTTTCGAGCAATCCCAGTGTGCCGCGAAAACGTGCAATCTTATCTCCACGGAAGCCTTTGACCTCGTGAATATGGAGGTTGGTTAGCTCTCGTTCGTTCAATAAAACACGCCTTAAATCCGCCGCAAGCGAAGCCTGATACGCAACGGATTCGACCACAAGGGTCACCGTGGAATACGTAGGGAAATAAATATCGCCTTGTTTATTTAAGATCCCCCACTCCAACAACATGTCGCAAAGCAAATCAATTTTTTCTAGGTTTCCGATGCTTCTACATTGGTGCGAATCGATAATGTAATATTTATCTTTTAGTCTTCCACCAAGCACAAACGCGGTGTAGTCGCTGGTTTCGTTTTTACTCGCCGAGAGGTCGATACCGACGGCTAAGGTGTCAAATTCTGTTACAACCTCACCTTTAACAAGGAGATCTGGTGACACGACCAGATCCGA